AGTTCGTAAGTTAGCTGATGAACTCATCAAAAGGCAAATCACACCGCAGGATCAACCTGCTAAAGCTATCGAAGATGATACTGACTTTTTTGCCGATCCTGTTAAGGCAGTTAATAAAGCAGTTGAATCCCATCCAGCAGTGTTGCAAGCACAACAAGCAGCAGCACAAATGGCTAGGATGCAAACCGCAAACAGGCTAGCTCAATCACACCCTGATTATACTCAAGTCATTACTGATCCTGAGTTTGCTTCGTGGGTAAATGAGTCACCTATACGTCAGCGATTGTACGTAGCAGCAGATAAGCAGTTTGATTTCGATTCCGCTAATGAGTTGTTAGCCAACTTTAAGGCACTGAAAAAAGCTAAACAGGATACTGTTCAGCAAGCAGCACAACAACTTCAGGAACAACGCAGTCAAACACTTAAAGCAGCTACCGTAGCAGTTGATGGTGCTACTGGTGAGACGAGCAAGAAAATTTATCGTCGAGCAGATCTTATTCGACTACAACTTACTGACCCTGAACGATATATGGCTAATCAAGATGACATCATGTTAGCTTATAACGAAGGTAGGGTTAGATAACCTAACTTTAAGGAAATTAAAATGGCTTCAGCAGCTTATCCTGGTGGAAGTGGTTCCATCGTAAACAAGACCAATGCAGATAAATTTATCCCTTAAATATCTCGGGGATAATACCGACCGTTAAATAGGAGATTTGGTCGGACGAGATTTAAAAGTGATAGATCTCGTAAAATTAGGTGAATTGCTGGAAACTTCTAAAGTCTCACAGTGCTTATTAGGCGACAATCTGGAGAATGAACAATGGACAATCAGCAGCCAAGTATTTCTGCGTTTGAGTTTGGGTGGTTTTGTGGTATCATTGATGGTGAAGGTTGTATAGGATTGTGGAGTCGTGGTGGTGATCGAAAAAACGAATACAAACCAGGACTTAGAGTAGCTAACACAAGTCAACCGATCATTAAGGCATTCTGTAGTATTTTGGACAGATTAGAAGTAAGCTATCACATAACACATTACAAACCTCGTAAAGAAACTCAAAAAGAATACTGGAATATTAGTATAGAGGGTTTCAAACGACTAACTAAGCTATTACCTGTAATTAAAGATTGTTTAGTTGAGAAGAAAGAACAAGCTAACTTAGTGTGGGAATGGGTGCAATCCAGAGACAATAAGTGGCATAGGTCTGAATACTCAGCCAGAGAATTAGAGATACCTAAACTTGTATCTGCTTTAAATCACAGGGGCTTGCAGAAATAAAGGTTCAACGACTATCCGCAAGGAGTAGGAACTAAGTAGTTCCGAAGCGCCTAACCTGTAGTAATACAGTGATGATATAGTCTGAACTTTAGGGAAACCTAAAGAGAACATATGGAAACGGTATGTTCGTAACATAGTTGATCGCTTCCTACAAGAAATCACTTGTTATGGCGAACCTCGTCAACAAGATGACGATGCGTGGTAAGAAAGGTGATACGCTTCATATTCCTAGCCCCACTCGTGGTGCAGCATTCGCTAAAGCAATGCGTTGGCTACTCAGGTTGACTCTGATCTGATCCAGATCGGTCGTCTCTTCAATGGCTCTCACGCTGCTGGCGCTACTGGCGACTACAGTGTTGCTGGTACAACCACTGCCTATATCGGTGGTGATGGTACTACAGCTTTCGTTGGCGGTGCTGGTGCTGGTAACGCAACTGCATTGACCGATGCTGCTATTCGTCGTACGATCCAGCGCCTTGATGATGCTAACGTACCTCAAGATGGTCGTTACTTGGTTATTCCTCCTGTTGCTCGTAATACCCTAATGGGTCTTGCTCGTTTTACCGAACAAGCCTTTGTTGGTGAGCAAGGCGGTAACAACACCATCCGTAACGGTCAGATCGGTGATGTGTATGGTGTTAAAGTGTTTGTTAGCAGCAATGCTGACACTGCTTATGCTTCGTCCGGTACTGCTCCTCGTGCTTGTTTGATGTTCCACAAGGATGCAATGGTTCTTGCAGAGCAGATGGCTGTTCGCTCACAGGCTCAGTACAAGCAAGAGTACCTTGCTACGCTATACACTGCTGACACGCTGTACGGTGTTGCAGAGCTTCGTAATGATGCTGGTATTGCGCTTATCATCCCTAGCTAATAAAAGCTAAAGAGGGGCTGCTTCGGCAGCTTCTCTTTTATATAGAGGTTACTATGGTCACTTTTAGATGTAGATGGTCAAACAATTTAATGAATGTTGAGTATGAATACGACATTGAACAAATGCGTAAGCATCCTGACTACGAAGAAGTTAAAGAACAAGTAAAAGAAGAATCAAAAGAAAAGGTCACGAAGAAGCACTCTAAAGAGGATTAATCGTGTCAAACTATACAAAGACCACTAACTTTGCTGCTAAGGATTCTCTACCTTCTGGTAATCCAGCTAAGATTGTCAAAGGTACGGAGATCAACACAGAGTTTGATAACATTGCAGTTGCAATAGCAACTAAGCCAGAAACAGGTGTTGCTAATACTTTTACAGATCTACAGACCTTTAGTGGTTCTTCAAGTGTAGCTGCTATTGCCTTCCCTAATGCAAAAGAAGTGGTCACTGTTTCTGCAACAGCGGCTACAGGAACAATCAACTACGATGTAACAACACAGTCTGTGTTGTATTACACATCTAACGCATCAGCTAACTGGACTCTTAATGTCCGTGGCTCTTCAGGCACATCCCTAAATACCTTACTATCTACCGGACAATCCGTTACCATTGCTTTCTTGGTGACTAACGGTGCTACAGCTTATTACCAAACAGGGTTTCAAGTAGATGGTAGCTCTGTAACACCTAAGTGGCAGGGCGGTACTGCACCTTCAGGTGGTAATGCAAGTTCTGTTGATGTTTACACGTTTACAGTCATCAAAACAGCATCAGCAACATTCACTGTGCTTGGTTCTTTAACACGCTTTGCGTAGGGTTTATATGCCTATAATCAGCACAATAGGTTCTTCTTCTTCAACAGGTTTTGGTTTATTTCGAGGAAGACCATTAATAACCTATACTTTTCCTTCTGGAACATCTACTTTTACTGTTCCTGTGAATGTAACAACTATTCGTACAGCAATCGGGAAAGGTGCTGACGGAACACCTGTAGTTTGGACCGCAGCTAGTAATGCAGCCCCTGCCTACGCAATAGGGTATGCTAGCGGAAGTGGTGGTAGTGTTTCTATAACATGGGGTGATCTTTATAGTCAAATTCAAAGCCATCAGTCTACAGTTAATGCTGGCGGAAGCGGAGAACGATCTCTTTATATACCAACATATTTATTTCAAATATTTGTAACAGGTTCTTCGACAAACTTAGGTATAGTAACTACATTTTCAAATTATGAGACAATACGAGGAACTGCTAGTATAGTAAGCGAAAATAGCCCACCTTCGTCTGGTACTATAACATATGCACAAGTGCTTAATAATTCTAGAGGTTACAGTTTAAGCGGATTAGAAGTTAAAACGGGCGGAACAACAGGGGCAAATACAACAGGATTTGGTTTAACTTTTCCTGGCGGGGTTCAAACAGCAGCAACAACTACTACGTTTTCTAATGTTAGTGTAACACCAGGAACTACATACACGATAGTAAATAATGGTTCGTTAACCATTACCTATTAACAGGAAAGACTATGTACGCAAAAGTAAAAAACAACGAGCTTGTTAAGTTTCCTTACTTATTTGAAGAACTACAAGCTGACAACCCATACACAAACTATGGGAATAACATAGACTTTGTTGCTATCTTTCCACACACTGACGAAGCAGTAAAACATGGATATGAACTTGTAGTTGTACAAGATGATCCAGTACCCGACTACAACGGTAGCACACATCGTGTTGAGTTATCAGCGCCTACGTTTACTAACGGTAAATGGGTTAGGGTTTGGTCTGTTGTTGCTAAAACAGAACAAGAGATGGTTAACGAAACTGAAGATAGAGCAACCACTGTTCGCCAACAAAGAAAGTAGCTGACGCCCCAGTTGATAAAAACGTATGGTCTACTTATAGACAGTTACTAAGGGAAATACCAAAGCAACCTGGGTTTCCTTTTTCTGTTCTATGGCCTATAAAGCCTTGAGTACATCATGGCTCTACAAGCTGATGAGCAAGTTAAGCAATTAGGTGATGCCATATCAATCCTTACAGTTGTAGGGACATTAGCAGAACTTCTACCGGCCATAGCAGCAGTGTTAACGATTATGTGGACTGCTATACGTATATGGGAGACAGATACAGTGCAATGTATTTTTAGACGTAACAAGGGGAATAAAAATGCCAATGGTAGCGAATAAGAAGTTTCCTTATACAGCTAAAGGTAAGAAAGAAGCTGAAGAGTATGCATCAAAGAAAGCAAAGAAGATGCATGAAAAGAAAGAATCTAAGTCTATGAAGGCCAAAGAACGTAAGATGGGTTATCCATCATGAAGCAGAAACCAGCTAAGGTACGTAAAGTCATGAGAGAGTACAAGGAAGGTACTCTACATAGCGGTAAAGGTGGTCCTGTAGTTAAGTCTCGTAAACAAGCAGTTGCTATTGCTTTGTCTGAAGCTGGTATGTCTAAGCCTAAGAAGAAGAAATGAAAAAAGATTCAAGGCTGGAAAGAGCAGGAGTCTCTGGATATAATCAACCTAAAAGAACACCAGGACATCCTACTAAGTCTCACATTGTTGTAGCAAAGGACGGTGATCAAGTTAAGACGATTCGGTTCGGTCAACAAGGTGTTAAAGGTTCTCCTGAAGGATCTGCAAGGAACAAAGCCTTTAAAGCTCGCCACGCAAAAAACATTGCTAAAGGTAAGATGTCAGCGGCCTTCTGGGCTGATAAAATTAAATGGTGATCTAAATGGCTACATTCTTAGATTGTGTAAATGGTGTTCTTAGACGGATAAGAGAGACTGAAGCAGTTTCAGTCACTGATACATCATACGTTAAACTTGTCAGTGACTTTGTTAACGAAGCTAAAAGAGAAGTTGAAGATGCTTGGAGCTGGTCTGTTCTTAGAACAACTAAGACAATCTCTACAGTCAGTGGCACACAGAATTACGAGATACCAGGAACAAACCCTAGATCAAGATTGTTAGTTGTTTATGTTCCTTCACTGAAAAGAGATCTTTATCAAGCATCACAATCACAGATGCATGAGTGGACTAACTTACAAGGAACAACAAACGGAGATCCTCAATACTTCTCTATTGGAAATAGCACAGCATCTACAGGTGTATTGACTATTGATCTATGGCCTGTACCTACATCAGTATTGTCCGTTAAGGTAGATTGTGTTGTCCCACAAGCAGATTTAGTTAACTCAACAGATACACTCTATGTACCATCAGAATTAGTTATTCAAGGTGCTTACTTACGTGCTATCAATGAGCGTGGTGAGGATGGTGGTCGCTTAAGTGATCAGCAAGCAGACCTATACAGAAAAGCATTAGCAAGCTACATAGCCATTGAAGCAGTAAGATACGATGATGAAACTACTTGGGAGGCTGTGTAATGGCCTCAGAACTGTTGTCAGTAAGTATCGTAGCTCCTGGCTTTGCTGGTCTTAATACACAAGATTCTTCCATAGCACTTACAAAAGACTACGCTTTAAGAGCTGACAACGCTGTTATTGATCAGTTTGGTCGTATAGCAGCTAGACAAGGTTGGGTTAAAGTCAACACAACATCAGGCTTTGCTGGTACAGAGCCTACGCTTATCCATGAAGTTATTAAGATAGATGGGACAACACAGTTAGTATCCATTGGTGATAAGAAGATATTCACCGGAACAACAACACTTACTCAAGTTTACGCTGATGCTACATGGACCGCTAGTAACTGGAAAGCAGTTAACTTCAACGGACATACGTACTTCTTTCAACGTGCTCATGATCCTTTAGTGTATGACCATGCATCAAATACTTGGACAAAGGTATCAGCACATCCTAACTACTCAGGAACAGTACCATTAGGTAATGAAGTATTAGCTGCCTATGGTCGTTTATGGGTTGCTGATACAACCACCGATAAAACAACAGTTACTTGGTCAGATACCTTAAGTGGTGCTAAGTGGTCTGGTGGTGCTGCTGGTTCTGTTAACATAGAAAACATCTTAACAAACGGTACTGATAGTATTGTTGCTTTAGCAGCATTTAACGGCTACTTAATCATCTTTTGTAAAACAACTATCGTTATTTACTCAGGTGCTGATGTAGACCCTGCTGCTGATCTTAAGTTAGTTGAGGTTATTGATGGAGTAGGTTGTATTGCCAGAGACTCAGTACAAGATGTTGGTACGGATATGTTCTTTTTGTCTGATTCTGGTGTTAAAAGTCTTGCTAGAGTTATTCAAGAAAAGTCAAACCCTATCATTGACATATCAAGAAATGTTAGGGATGATTTAATTTTAGCTATAGCAGGTAACAACGACAATAGTCTTATAAAGGCAGTCTACTCACAGAAACAAGGTTTCTATCTACTATCTTTTCCATCATTAGGACTACTGTATTGTTTTGACTTAAAGACAAGATTACAGGATGGTGTTTGTAAAGCAACTTTATGGACATTAACACCTAAAGCTTTTTGTTCGTCTGTATCAAGATCATTGTACTTTAGTCGTCCTGGGTACATTGCTGAATACTCTGGTTATTCAGACAACGAATCATCTTATCGTTTTGTTTACTATAGTTCTTACTTAGATGCTGCTAACGCATCATTGTTGAAGATACTTAAGAAAATTACATTGTCAGTTATTGGTGCTGGTGGAACCCCTGTATTCTTAAAATGGGGTGTAGACTATACACAGAACTATCAAAGTACCTTACTACCTGAACTTAGTTTATCATCTCGGTCAGAATACAACGTGGCTCAGTACAACATAAGCGAATACAACAGTTCGAACACATCAACTAACTTTATACGATCAAACATAGGCGGTAGTGGTAAGGTGTTTCAGATTGGTATTGAAGCTGACATACTTAATGACTTGTTGTCAGTACAACAAATGGATATTTACTTCAAAACTGGTAGAACAGCCTAAGGATAACGGAGTTTAATACAATGTTTACAGAAGCACAAATAATAGCTATGCTTCCTCCTAACTGGTCTCAGTTGGGCGCTAGTGCTAAGGTGCAGTTTTTCAAAGACAAGGGAGTATCTGTAGATAATTTACTCCAGGCTGGTATGATTAGTCAGGCTGATGCTCCTTGGTTTATTAGTCAGGGCCTTACAGCCAGTCCTTCTTTAATGACTGTTGCTAATGTACCAGAGCAAGCCTTAAACACAATTAGATCAGCAATCCTTAACAATGATACTAAAAGTGGTCAATCTGTAGCTGCTTTAGCACAACAGTATGGGTTGTCAGAAAAAGATCTAGCATCAGTTGCTAACATCCCTGTTAACGAGCTAAATCAATACTTTAGAGATGCTGGTATTCCTTTAGGAACAATGCTAACAGGTACTGTACAAAGAACATTTGGTACTGAAGGTAACATAAGACAGCTAGACAAAGGTGAGGATGTAGGCACAGAACAAGTTATAGGTACGCAAGACGGTAAACTACTGGTTCAGCAATATGATGCTTACGGACAGCCAACAGGTACTCGTTTGTCTGATCCTAACCCATCAGACGCACAAGGGTGGCTACAGGCTCTAGGTGTTGTTGGTAGTGCTATCGGAGCAGGAAACCTTGTTGACTCATTGTTCGGTGGTGCAGGCGCAGGATCAAGTTTAGCTGTTGCAGGTGTTGAAGGTGCTGCGTCCCAAGCAGCAACTACTGCCTATACCAACGCATTAGCAGCCACAGGAAGCTCTGAACTGGCTTCTATTGCTGCTGATGTTGCATCAGGTAACGTAGCTGCTGGTCTACCTGTAGCTGAAGCTGTTACTGCTGGTTTAGCTTCTGCTACTGATGCTGCTGCCACAGGTGCTGTATCTTCTACAGGAAATATTGTGGGTGGTGGTAATGTTGTTAGCGCTGGTGTTACACCACAAGGCCTAGCAACAACACCAGGAGGCTTGCTTAGTAATCCTAGCCTTGCTGTTGGTGGTGTTGAGGGTGCTGCATCACAGGCTGCTACAACAGTACAACAAGCAGTAACTAATGCAGGGGGAAGTCAAGCAGCAGCTAACGTAGCTTCTAATGCGGCTATACAAGCAACACTAACAGGTGCTGATGTAACCAATGCTGTAGCACAGGCTCTACAATCATCAGGGTTTTCTGAACTAGCTCCTTCAGTTGTTAATTCAATGTCGTCTGTTGGAACTGGTATTGGTAACATTGGTACTAACCTAGGTACTGGTTTGGGTAACATTGGTACTAACCTAGGTCAAGGTTTAGGTACTGGCTTAAGTGAAATTGGTACTAATTTAGGAACTGGGATAGGTAATATTGGAACTGGATTAGGCACAGGTCTAAGCGAAATAGGTAGTAATCTTGGTACGGGTATAGGTAATCTAGGCACAGGATTAGGAAATATTGGGACTGGTTTAGGTGCTGGTTTAAGTGAAATAGGTACTAATTTAGGAACTGGAATAGGTAATTTAGGCACAGGATTAGGTAACATTGGTTCTAGCTTAGGTACAGGATTAGGTTCAATAGGAACTGCTTTAGGAACTGGACTAGGTGGTTTAGGTACAGGTATTGCTCAAGGATTAGGTCAAGGACTTGGTAATATAGCTTCTTCTCTCTTTAGTGGTATTACTAATGCTGTGTCTAGTGTTGCTAACACAGATGCCCAGAATGTCTTAGGTAATCTTATCAGTTCTGGTGCTAACCTAGCAATGGTTAACGATGCTGCTCAGAAGCTTCGTGACCAAGGTAAGCTAACACAAACTGAATACGCTAACTTAGCAACTAACATTGGTGGTAAGTATGATGCTTTGGGTAAACAAGCATCAGAGATGATTGGTAACTTTACACCTTACGGTGTTACTAATTCCTTGTTTGGTACTTCTTACGATCCTAAGACAGGTGCTGTTAATACAGCATTGACTGAAGATGCTCGTCAGATGTATAATCCGTTTGCTCAAGCAGCTATGCAGTCTGCACAGGCCGCAAACATGACTAACGTAGATCAGTTAAGCAGGGATTATTACAACAAGTTATCTGCATTGTCTGCCCCAGAGACTGAACGTCAGCGATTAGCTACAGAGGCTAGGTTACGTGCTCAAGGTAGATTGGGTGTAAGTGGTTCTGCTTATGGTGGTTCTTCACCAGAATTGTTAGCTCAAGAACAAGCTATAGCTCAACAACAGCTACAGCGTGAACTACAGTCTAGGCAGGCTGCTTTAGGAGAACGTGGTACGTTAATCAATCAGGGTGTTGCTGCTTTGAGTCCTTTAGAAAGGCTAACACAACAACAGTTAGCACAAGCTCAGTTATCAGGTAATTTAGGACAACAACAGATGGCTGGCAACATAGCTAGGACACAAGCTTTCTTACAGCCATCAATGGCAGGTCTTGCACAGCAAGCTAATTTACAAAGCATGGGATTAGCAGGTAACTTACAAGCCCAACAAGAAGCCTTGGCTGGTCTGTTAAGTTCTAGACAGAATGTAGCTAATCAAGTGCTAGGAACAAGTGGTACAACAAGGTCTGGTGGTTTGTTAGGCGGTTTATTAGGTAATGTTTTAAACCCCAATGCTGCTGGTAACCTAAATACTACTGGCTTCGGTACTGGAATAGGTTACGGTCAACAAGATATTGGTTTGTTTATCTAAGGAACAATAATGGCACAGCAACAAAGTCTATTTGGTCCCAGCATCTATGATATTCAACAACAACAGATGCAGCAGGATCAAGCTAATGCACTAGCACAGGCTCGGTTAACACCTTACCAGAGTATAAGAGCTGGTATGGGTATGGCTGGTACACAAGCAGGTAGATCTATTGCAGGATTGTTCGGTGTGGAAGACCCACAACTAAAACAAGCTTCTGCAAGAGAAGAGTTAAAAAGAGCAGTTAACAGTCAGTGGGATGGTCAAGACCCTGTAGAAGCTTATAAGATTATGGCTAGAGAGGCTTCTAGGTTGGGGCTAACACAAGAGGCTTTAGCTGCTGCTGCACAGGTTAAGGCTGCTGAAGAGTCTAAGACGATGGGTGAGCTTAAGCGTGGTTTGTTAGAGGCTCAAACAGGTCAAGCAGTTGCAAGAGGTAAACAGGCAGAGGCTCAAGCATTAGTTGCTGGTAAACCTAAACCTTCTGACTTAGGTGCTTTACAGGCTGAGAGAAATGCTCTACGTACTCGTATGCAAAACTCTACTAGCCCCCTAGAACAGGAAGAGTTAAGACAGCAGATTGCTGAGATTGACGCTGCAATTACAATGAAGACAACTGCTAAAGATAAAGCACCTCCATCAGTAGGTTCAGAAGCAGAGCGTAAAGCTCAATCAATGTTTGGTAAATCTTTTAGTGAGTTAACACAACAAGAAAAAGTTCAAGTTGATAAGGCTGTTGAAGATTCATCTAAAGGAAGACAATCTATTAGCATTGATATTAAGCAAGGCCAAGGCATAAACGCAGCTAAGGTAAAACGTCTTGATGAACTTGAGCAGGCTGCTGTTAATGCAGATTCATCTATTTCTAATGTAGGTGCTTTAAGTTCTGTGTTAGGTAATGCATTTACAGGTGTTGGTTCAGGCGCTGTATTAAAAGCAGGTCAAATTGCTAATGCTTTTGGTGTACAAGTTACAGGTACTTCAGAGACAGAACAACTTAATCAATTACTAGCTAAGTTAGCTCAAGGACAAGCACGAACACT